ACACCTTTTAATTGATCTTCTGTGAAAGCTCTTTGAGTTCCATCTGTTCTTATTGCTCCACCGCCTGAACCAGATCCACCAGCACCTGCATCTATGTTAGATGAAATCCAAGTTTGAACTCCGCCTAATTTTCTTGCAGTTGTTGCATCTCCAGCAGCAGCAGCTACGTTAGATAAAAGAGCAGTTTCCATATCTCTTTTTAATTCTTTCGCAGATTTTGCTACTTGGTAAGCTAACTCATTATTTCTTCCAGCAGATGTTACAGCATCATTTGTTGCAGATACTTGCACAGCTTTTGTAGAAATCTGAGTGTGGTTAGTTAGTTTAGTTGTTGCTGATAATGTTGGGTAAGAGATTGTTGCACCTTCTACCGCAGCATTCGCAGCGACATCAGCCAATGAGTCTGTTTGCCATTGGTGTGATGTATTTGTTGCTTTTGTTTTAGCAACACCAGACATAAATGGAGTTTCTGTTGGAGCTATTGAATAAATAATATCCGCTAGATCCTCTCTTATGCCGACTGTTTGATATGTTTGAAATACAGCCATTTTCGCCTCCGTTAGGTTAGTTGTTTATAAATAACGCATTAAGAGGTCTGTAGCATCTTTTGGTCGCCCTGACTTCTTAAGCATTTTAATTTTTTCCAACCTTGATGCTTGAGTTTGTTCTTCCTTTGTTGATTTGACACCAGACTTAACAACTCTTGATGGCTTGACTTTTTTGCTAACTAAAGTCGGTTTCAACTTTTTGTTATCATTGTACTTCATGCCGTCAACGATGACATCAAACATTCTTGAATCATAAACTGAGTTTACGTCTTTATCATTAAAGCCTTTACTCAATAAATAATTAACCATATTTGATTTTAGAGAATTACCTTTTACAGGATCTTGCAATTCAGGGTACTTCAACGCAACCTTCTTTTGCTCTTCTCTTAGAACCTCTTGAAACTGTGCTTGTTGATGATCTCTAAGTTTCTTCTGAGCTTGAGAAATAGTTTCTCTCCTTCTTCTTAACTTACGATCAATCTTCGCAGCTTCAGTTGGATCTTCATCCCAAAGTCTATCTAGCTCTTTGGAATTTGCATCGCTGTTAATCTCTGCGTTCAAAGTCAACACAAGTGAATTTAAATCATCCATCTTGGTTGAATAGGTTTTCGCTAGACGATCTTTTTCAGAATTAATTTCTCTTCTTTCAAGAGCTATCTCTTCTGTTTTTCGTCTATAGTCGGCATCTTTCTGATAACCTGCTTTTAATTCTTCAAGGTCAACATCAATCTTTTCACCATTAACAATAACTTGGTGTAGATCGGTTTCTTGTTCGTTACTAGCATTCTCTTGGGATGCTTCTTCTTGAACTGGAGCTTCCTCTTGGGGTTGAGCTTCAGGTTGTTGTTGAACTTCTTGATTATCTTCTGCTTTCGCTTTTGGTTCTTTCTGTTCAACTGGTGCTTCTTCTTTTTGAGGTTTAGAAATTACTCCTTTTGAGTCTAATAAACCTTCAATATGTTTAGCAGCACCTTGTACTGATTGTTTATTCAGTAATGGGTTTGTTTCTGACATATAGTCGTTCTCCTTAGTTAAGCTGTCATTTGACTTGGCTTATTTTAACCTGGATTGGTTAAAATTTTTTTTCTTGTTGTTCTTTTCGGAAAACTTCTAATTGTTTTTGTGCAAGTTTTCCTGTTTCAAGAATACTTTGTAAATGTTGTTCAACTTTTCCTACAACATTATAGGCGATCCAAAGTTTTTCTCTTGTTTCGCCTTCTTTAGCACCTGTTTTTTCTAAAAGTGCTTCAGAGTAAATTTTTTTAAGAGTTTCAACAGACTCTTTAAAAAGTTCACTCTCCAATATCTGTTTTGCCTGGTTGGATCGGCTTACCTCTTGTGATCTCCTGGCTTGGTCTTTGGTTTCCATTTAAATTTTGTACCTGTTGGCTGAACATATTAGCAGATTTTTGTGCTTGTTCAAGAATTTTGCTATTACCAGCCATAATCATCTTATCTAAATCAGCATCAGCTTTTAATTTTGCTGTATCTAGCTGTGTATTATATTTTAATGCCATTTCTTTTATCTTCGCTTCAAAGTCTAAAGCCATTTCTTGAGATTTTTGTTGTAACTCTTGGTATTGAAGCTCAAGATCAGCAATTTTTCTCTTATTCTCAGAGTCAATTCTAGTAAATTCAATTTTTTCAATAGGTGTTAGTGGTGGTGGAGCAGGAGGTTGCATCATTTGTTTACCTAAATCAGGATCAACAAAGTAACTTTCAACATTTTTAAGACCTGCGTTCTCAATAATTTTAGATAATGTGTTATACATATTTTTCAATGTTACCATCGGCATCTCTTTTCCACCCTGTAATGAGAATGCTTGTATTTGTCTTTCTAAAATATTGTTTAAAAGTAAAATTTGTTGCTCTTTTGAACCTGTACCTAGACCTACAACAATATTGATATTAAATTTATCTTTCCACTCAGTAGGTTTTACTGGAACATACTGATTATTTAACATAACAACTCTTTCTTTGTCTTGATACTTAACCATAAGTTCAAAAATTTTTCTAAATAAATCTTTAACACCTGTTTCAGCAAATATTCTTGCAATCAATTCAGATCGCATTTGCGTTTGTGTCATTAAAGCATTTACACCAGTTGCAGTTTTTGCGTTTAGTGTATTAGGATCTAATCCTTGAACTTGTTTTGATATACCTGTTCTAACTTCTCTTACTGAATCTAAATAAGATAATAATGGAAAGGCTTGTTGTGAAATCGGTTGAGCTTGTAATGGCTGCATAACTTGACTTGGTGGTTGTTTAGTTCTAACAACACCGCCTGGTCTTGTTGTTAATAAGTCATCCATATTAACCATACCATCCATAATCGCCACTCTGTTATTATTTGTTAAATACATATTGTCTAATAACTGACGCATGACAGTTGATTTCATTAACTGAATATCCTCTACTAATTCAGAAATGGATCTGCCGTAAAATCTATGTGGCATTGGAATAGGTGTTATGGTTACGAAAGGAATATTATCGCAAGGCATATTTTCTAATACAGTATAACCATCATCTCCTGCTGAAATAATTTTTCTAAGTTCAGCTATGCCATCACCATCGGCATCGTATCTGATATAACTTTCATAAACCAAAACTTTTTCTGTAGATTTATCGGCTGGTGTATCTACTGGGTATTCGTCTATGTTTCTTTGTCTGACAATCTCTTCGTTATTATAAATATCAACACTTGAGGTTGGAAGCTGCATAACTTCTTCTTCGTCAAAACCCATTTCAATTATCTCTGATCTTGTCATCAAAACTTTGTGCGAAACGAACTCAGCATCGTCAATGGATTTTGCTGTTCGGTCTATTAAAAATTCTTCAGGAGGTACTGATTCAATTTTAATTTTACCTTGTTTTGTAATTCTTTTAATTTTGCAGTTATATAAATTAAAATTAGGTTTTTGAATTTGGCTAGTATCTAAACCTTGAGCTTCTAAAGCCTCTATCTGTTTGTCAAAGGCTTCTTTTGCTTTCTCATCTTCAAACACTTCTTCTTCAACTTCTTCAATCTCATCTTGAGTATCGTTAAGTGCATCTTTTTCAGCTTGAGTTAAATTTTTATAAGTTTCATGCTCTACCTTTTCTGATTCGTCATAATAAATTTTTAAGAAACCATTTTTTTCAATAAGAGCATCTTTAAAAAAATTATATAATAATTGAAAACCATTATTGTCTTTGTAAAAAACATGATTGATGTAAGCTGTCGCTTGGTCTGCCAAAGGTACATCCTCAGCCGTAACTGGATCGCATCTTACCACTTTGTCAGATGCTGTAAAAATTCTAAGTAAGTTTGGAAGTATGCTTTCAACTGTATCAGAAACATCAGTTGATACGACTTGTGATCTGCCGTCTATTTCTGTTCCTAGTTTATCCCCTAAATAATATTCAATAGATTTTTTTCTTGATTGAGATAGCTGACCTCCTAAGTAACCTAAAGCATTTCTAATTTGATTACTTAATACACTTCTAAGTTTTGGATCTGCGATTTCTATGATTTTTTTTGCCATATTAAATTATATAATTGGTGTTCACTCTTATTGGCTTTTGCCAATCCGATCTTTCTATAGGTTCTACGATAGCACCATATCTGAAACTGTCGCAAAAGTGTGAAGCCCAGTTGTGTAGCGGTCTGTTACGAAAACAGTTATTTTTTTCATCCCATCGCTTACAATAGCTTTTTAATGCTTCTATCAGCTTTTTGCAATTACTTTTATGAAAATAACACTTAGGCAGCAACCGCCTTGTTTGCTCTATGCCATCCTCAACACTCAGTTTTGGAGCTATATCAAACTCTAATCCCATTTCTCTTGCTGTTTCCCACCTTGATTTATTAGTGCCTATTTCTCTAACTCTTATATCATGGGGTGCGATATGTTTAGAATAATTATAAGGTTTATCGTCTAAGATATTCATATAATGCTCTAACCCCTCACTAGAATTTTCATAACAATCCACAATCCTTACTTCATCGCCTCTTCGCTGTGCGAAAATAATTACTGTGCTATCGTTCATCCCTAGATCCCACCATGTTTCTGTTTCTAAGTCCTCATCAATATCAAAGTTTTTTATTCTGCCATCTTTCTCTAAATCATCCATAATTTTTCCATAATAAGATCCTGATATTCCTGCTTGAAAAGAACACTCAAATTCTTGTTCATAGGCATCTGGCGACATGGTTTCTTTGGCAGCTAATAATTCTTCTTTAGGTAGAATATTAGTTTCACTAGCTTTGAACCGACAAGTGAACCAATCTTTTGTATGCTTTGCCTTTTCATGTAATTCAAAGAACCAATTTCTGCCATGCGGTGTGCCAATAAAAATAGCAAAACCTCTGCGGTCTGCCAAACAAGGTCTGAGGATAGTGTCAAAGAGATCAGGTGCTATGTTCTGCGTTTCATCTACGATTATCCCATCAAAGTATTGTCCTCTGATTGCCGAACTATTTTCTCCACCTATAATCTGTATTCTTGAGTTGTTTACTGAAAAGTCCACCCTCAGTTCTGATTCGTTAAACTTAACACCTGGTATAGCTGCTGAAAATTGTTTTAAATAATCCCAAGCTGTAGATTTACCTTGTAGTCGGTAAGGTGAGATAAAAGCATATCTTGGATAAGGTTTCTTATTCGTTAGTGCTGCTTTGATTAAATGGTTAATAGCAAATACTGTTTTGCCTCCTCTTCGGTGAACTACGATAACATTAAATCGGTTCACATCGCATTTTTTGTGCAAAAATTTTTGGATTTCTCTTGGTCTGTAAGGAATTACAATTTGTTTCATTTTAAAACAAAACCCCCCTTAGTGCATTGTAAAATCATCTTCTGGAATATCGTCAATGTATTGTTCTTTTAAAATTTGTGAAAACTCATGAGCTTCTTGCTCATCCTCAAAACCATAAAACTTTGTAACAACAACTGGTCTGCCTGTTGTTTTATCTTTCATAATGAATATTGCTGTTCTTAATTGTAAATCGTCCATTTGTTTGTTTATACCTTGTATCAATATTAATCTAACGTCACTAGCAAAAACTGGTATGCCACCTCTTAAAAACCCCCATATCTAGTAATTATTAACTAGAAAACCACTAAAAAGCTATTGCCGATAATAAATGTTATCGGAAATATTATTAACGATAAAAAAAGTTATCAATAGTGTTGCTGTTTTGTTCTTATTCATGTGTAATAACATTGTTTTTTGTGTGCAAGAAATGACAACATCTCAAGTAAATCAACACTTTTAGCTTAACTAAGTCTGCCAAGAAATAGATAAAGGTTGCTCTTTATCGCCTTTAATAGTTAGTTCCGCAGCTTTTCCGTATCGTTTTGCGGACAATTTACTAGCACTCCATTGAGAATGACCAATTAATATTTTGTAAAGGTTAACTAAATTCTGACCAGATTTAGGATCTACAACACCATTCTCAATCTTCATCTCTAATTCTTTTCGTTTATCTTCTAGCTCTGATAACTTTAAATCAATAGCAAGTTCTTTTGATTTAATATATTTCATCATTAAATTATCATCTTCAATAAGTTCTTTTCTAAAGCTCTGCCAGGTATAATTTTTTATTATTTCAAATGTTTCTCTAATTGTTTTGCCATCGGCAATCAATTCTAGGATTGTGTTTTCTAATTTCTTTGTAAGTTTTCTAGGTCTTGCCATAATACTCCTTTGGTGAGGTGGGCGATTTATAGAAAGGAATTGAAAGTATCGCCCAACCTCTAGTGATCACTTAAAAATACTAGCGAAAGGGTGAAGCTAGTATGTTTTAACTTATATACCACAATATATAGTTTTAAAAGTCAAAAACACCTTTAGGCTTAATAAAGGGTTTATTTTCGCCTGTTAATGGATTTTTGTTAATAATTTTCTTATTTAACATATCATCTAAGATTAGTTTAGCAGTATAGCTACCGAACTTCTTTTGGTTAATAATCCATGTTAATTGTTCTACAGATAACATACCGCTTTTATAATCTGACTCTAGCTGCAAGGTTATTTCTAATTTTTGTGCTTTAGTGTAATAATTGTTAAATGTGTCCTCTAACTCCTTATCATTATAATAATATGGTAATTCAAGAGAGGGGGGAGTTTTAGTCATCACTTTTAAAACCCTTTAGCTTTTTTAATCTTTTAGATCCCTTATTAGTAATAGTATTATAATGAATAGTATTACCTTTATAATGTTGCGTAGTTTTTGGGTAGGCTGATTGCGTAGAATTTGACACCCTCACTACCCTATTTTTGGGTAGTCTAAGGTCATAATAATTAGCTGAGGATAACCTCTTAATAACTAAATACTTATGTTTAACCAACTCCTCTTTACATTTCTGCAAAGTGTTAATAGAAAGACCCAATTTGGACTTTAAGTTGGAGTTTCGCAAGGTTCTATAATTAGAAGATAAAGACCTAATATAGCAAAATAAGAGCTTCGCATCATTGGAGAGTCTTTCATCCAATAACAAGCTATTTGGTATCATTGTAAAACCTGTTTTTCGCATAACCCTTTGGCTACCTTATATACACAAAATTTGGGTAATCAACCACTAAATATGCCAGGAACATAAGCA